ATCGGGCAGCCAGTCGTTCTTCTGCCGAACGGCGTATCGCGGGCGAAAGAGCGGAATATCCTGTTCCTCTGCGACAGAAAGGCTTGTGAGAAATGCAGCTATCCAACGTGCAGGCATACGCCGGAGCTGGAACACGCCAGAAATTTTGCACCAGCAGGATTTACGAAGCGCACGGACGGCGTGTGGGTAGAGCAGGAGGGTGTAACGATGGAAGTGAAGACCGACCAGGACAAACTTGAAAAGAGGCTGGTTGAAGCAATGAGGGAGGTGATGGGACTTGAAGGAGAAAAACGCAGTCCGCATGGTCTGGCGCTGGGATGATATCTTCCGTGTCTACCGCTGCCCATACTGCGGCAGACCGGAGAAACCGTGCATCGAGCTCTGGAAAAAAGGCGGTTTGAAAAAGAGCCTGCCGAGCCGCTGCACATACTGCGAAGGAGAATTGGAAGGAGTGGAAGGAGAAGAAAATGATCATTGAGATTTTGGAGCTTGCTGCTGCGCTGGAGTGGATCGCGCTGGGCGTGCTGGTGTTTTTCAAACTGCGGAGCCTGAAAAGCAGGATAGACGCGTTGCTTGACGAAATGTGGCCGAAGTCTCCGGCTACACTGCGAAACAAGACACCAATCGGACCGGGTCCAGATCCGGCCGGGAAAAAAGGCCCGTGGCCAATCTGCCCGGAATGTTGGGCTGTGGGCTGCTGCCGCTGGGACGAAAAGACAGATACGTGTACGTGTACGGCGTGCGGGTACACAGAAGAAGGGACTGCCAGTTGAACGCATGGCCGGAATCTCCGGCCACGCTTTGAGCGGGCAGAAGACCTGTAGGGGCGGACGGCTCTGTACGCCCGGGAGAAAGAGGTGTGGATGATGGCAAAGAGACACAAGCGCCGCCTGTTTACCGGGGCGGTATGTACGCAGATTGTGTATACCGTGTCCGATGGCGCGGACAAAAAAACCAGCAAGCCCAAAAAACCGCGCTTCCAGACACGGGAAGAGCAGGACGAATTCAACCGGAAGATCTCCGAGGCAAAGCTGGAAGCGCTCGTCAATGCCAACTTCGGCCCGACCAGCCTGTATTCCACGCTTACGCTGGACTGCCAAAACGAGGTACATACTGCTGCCGAAATGCGGCAGATTCGGAACAGATTCTATCGCCGCCTACTATATAAGTACCCAAACGCCAAGATCGTGATTGTCTACGGGCAGGGCAAGTCGACGAGCCGGTTCCATCTGCACATGATCTCGGACGGCATTCCGGAGGATGAGATCGGCAGGATCTGGGGACTCGGCAGCGTGGTCGAGATCCGGCATTTGCGGGAACACAACTATTACATGGGCGAAAATGGAAACAAAGTCGACCACGGCCGGGATTATAAGGCGCTGGCCGACTACCTGCACGGCCACTGGAAAAAGGAATTCGGCGGGCACCGGTACAAGGCCAGCCGCAGCTGCGTCCGGCCGGAGCCGGAACCTGCGACCGAGGCCGTGCGCGAGTACAGCCCCAAGCATCCGCCCGTCGCCCCGCGAGGTTACATCCTCGTAGAGGCCCGGACGACAAAGTACGGGTATCAATATTATAAGTATGTAGTCGAACCAAGATCAGAGCACAAGCGGAACGGGAGCCGCTTAAATTAAGCCTTGTATATGCGTAAGGTTTTAGAACGAAGCAGGAAGGAAGTGGGAAAGTGTCAAAGCCGAGATACTGGTGGTATTGGAACGTCTGCCGCACCATCGGTGAATTCCCGAAACTGGACAGACAGGTTCGGGACATGAGCCGTCAGAAGATCACGCCGGGGTATTCTGCACAGCCGGGCGGACATTCCTCCGGGCGCGCCGTAGAGGATATCGCTGTGCGCGTTTTATCTTCGCGGGAGTACGAGGACTATGCTGCCGTGCAAGCCGCGATCAATACCGCACAGACATGGCGGGACGGAGCCGACGTGCTGGAGGTCGTGCGCCTGCACGCATGGATCTGGCCGAGGGAAAGCCTGGAATCAGCCGCGCGCCGGGTGCATGTCAGCCAGTCGACAGCCAAGCGCATGTACAGCCGTTTTGTATACGAAGCGGCGCGGGAGCTTGGCTATCGCAAAAATTGAGCCAACAGGGCCAAAAAAATGTGCTACAGTGATAGCGTGAAGAATTGGAGGGAACAGGATGCAGCCATGGGCCGCACGCTTTTACGCATCCACGCGCTGGAAGAAATGCCGCGCCGGGTATATCAAGTTCCGACGGACCATCGACGGCGGGCTCTGCGAAGAGTGCCGGGACAAGCCGGGCTACATCGTCCACCACAAGCGGGCGCTGACACCGGACAACATCACCGACCCGGACGTCAGCCTGTCCTACTCCAACCTCGAGTTCGTCTGCAAGGACTGCCACGATCAGTTTGACGGGCACGGCGTCGCAAAATCTCTGACGCAAAAAATTTTCTTCGACGCCGCCGGCGACCCGATCCCCCCGTCGCGCGAGGCCGGGGCGCCGGCTGAATCACCGCACGCCCTACCTCGGAAGAATACGCAGGCCGTTCGCGAGGCCCCCCTACAAAAGCGCGGCGATAAGTAATCTACGCGCACGCGCGGACAGACGGCAAAAATCACGCGAAAAGGAGGCGTTTTCTGTGGCGAATCAGCGGGAAAAAACCAAAGAACAGCGGATCCGCGCGGAGAAAGCGCGCCTGAAAAAGCTTTACCGGAATCTGCCGAAGGAAGCGGCCGGGACTGTCGCGGGCCTCATCGATCAGGCGGCCTTTATGCGCATCGAGTGCGAGGATATGGCGGACGACCTGCGGGAAAACGGCTGGACGGAGAAATTCCAGCAGTCGGAGCGACTGGAGCCCTATGATCGCGCCCGGCCCATCGGGCAGGCATACAACTCGACAAACGCGAACTACCAGAAGATCATCAAGCAGCTCACGGCGCTCCTGCCGAAGCCGGACACCGCGCAGAAGCAGGAGGACGACGGCTTTGCAAGCTTTGTCCGGGAGCGTGACGAGGAATGAAACTCACGCGCTATCCGGAGACCTACAACCCGATCCTCGAGTATTGGGACGCGATCCAGTCGGGCCGCGAGACCGTCAGCATGAAAGTGCAGAAAACCTACCGGCACGTTGTAGAGCGGCTGGGAGCGGAAAACTCCGAGTTTTACTACTCGCCGAAACGTGCCAATCACGTCCTAGAATTTTTTGAAAACTACTGCCACCACTCCAAGGGCAAGGCGGGCGGACAACTCGTCAAACTGGAATTGTGGGAAAAGGCGCTGCTGGCGACAATCTTTGGCTTTATCGACATCGAGGGAAACCGGCAGTACCGCGAGGCCATCCTCATCGTCGGCAAGAAAAACGGAAAATCGCTGCTGGCATCCGGCGTCGGCCTGTATTTACAGCTGGCGGACGGCGAGGCTGGCCCAGAGGTCTACGCCGTCGCGACCAAGCGCGACCAGGCGAAGATCATCTGGCAGGAAGCAAAGCGCATGGTGCAGAAATCACCGGCGCTGCGCAAACGAACACGCTGTCTGGTCGGCGAGGTAGACAGCGATTATAACGACGGCGTATTCAAGCCGCTGTCCTCGGACAGCGACACGCTCGACGGCCTGAATATCCACGGGGCCATGATGGACGAGATCCATCAGTGGAAAAACGGCAGACCGCTGTACGACATCATTGCCGACGGCGATCAGGCCCGCGCGCAGCCGCTGCGATTTATCACCTCCACCGCCGGCACCATTCGAGAAGACATCTACGACGAAAAATACGAAGAGGCCGAGCGCATCATAAACGGCTACGAAGATCCGGACGGGTACCACGACCCGCGCCGGATCGCGTTTATTTACGAGCTCGACAAACGCAGCGAGTGGACAGCCCCGGACTGCTGGAAAAAGGCAAATCCGGGCCTCGGGACGATCAAGTCCTACACGGCGCTGAAAGAGCGAGTCGAGCGGGCGGAGAAAAACCCGGCCCTCGTCCGAAACCTCGTCTGCAAGGATTTCAACATCCGCGAGACCTCCAGCGAAGCCTGGCTCAACTTCGAGCAGCTCGACAACCGCGACACCTTCCAACTCGACAAGGAAAACCGCCGCCTGATCTGGCAGCACCACATGGCGGACGGCAAGACGCAGGAGCGCGTGCTTTCCTACCCGCGATACGGCATCGGCGGCGCGGACCTCTCCAAGACCACTGACCTGACGGCGGCAAAGGTAATTTTTCAAGTGCCAGAATTGCCGGATATCCTGTTTGTGCTGCAGATGTACTGGCTGCCGCAGGAGCTTTTGGAAAAGCGCGTGACCGAGGACAAAATACCATACGACAAGTGGAATGAGCGCGGGCTGCTCAGATTGTCAGAGGGAAACAAGATCCGCTATGAGGACGTCAAAGCATGGTTTGTCGAGGTGCAGGAAGACCTCGATATTTTTATACCATTTATCGGCTATGATGCATGGTCGGCGACCTACTGGACGGACAGCATGGCGGACTACTTCGGAGCCGAGGCCATGCTCCCCGTGCATCAGGGCGTGAAAACGCTTTCCGAGCCAATGAAGCGCTGCGGGAACGATCTGGAATCCAAGCGGATCGTCTACAACAACAACCCCATCGACAAGTGGTGCCTGGCAAACACCGCCTACGACGAGGACAAAAACGGCAATATCCAGCCGCACAAAACGAGCAAGTCCACGCGCCGCATTGACGGCACGGCGGCTCTGCTCGACGCCTACACGATCTACGATCAAAAGCAGGCGGAATACACCAGTATGCTCTAGGAGTGAGACAATGGGATTTTTTAAAAACCTCCTGACGAATATCACGACCACCAAGCGCGTCTCGACCGTCCAGATGGTGCAGGAGCGCGGGAATGGCTTTTACAGCTACAACGGCAAAATGTATCAGTCCGATATCGTCCGCGCCTGCATCCGGCCGAAGATCAAGGCCATCGGCAAGCTGACGGCAAAGCACATCCGGGAGACAGTCACGGCCTCGGCGCGGAAGCTCGCCGTCAACCCGGAGCCGTACATCCGCTTCCTGCTGGAGGAGCCGAATCAGTACATGACGGGGCAGATGCTACAGGAAAAGCTGGCCGCGCAGCTGGTCCTCAACAACAACGCCTTCGCCGTGATCCTGCGGGATGAAAACGGCCTGCCGAACGCCATTTTCCCGGTCGCGGCCATGCAGGCCGACGCCGTCTACGACGCGGGCGGAAACCTGTACCTGAAATTTTATATGCAGAACGGCAATGTGCTGACATTTGCCTATGACGACGTGATCCACCTGCGCGGGGATTTCTACGAGAACGATATCTTCGGCGATCCCATCGCGCCCGCCATTGTGCCGCTGATGGAGATCGTCACCACGACGGATCAGGGCATTGTCAAGGCCATCCGGAATAGCGCCGTCATCCGCTGGCTTTTGATGTTCGCATCCTCCATGCGCGCGGAGGATATCAAGAAGCGCGCGCAGGACTTTGCCGACAGCTTCCTCAGTGTTTCCAACGGCACGGGCGTCGCGGCGGTCGACGCAAAGGCGGAGGCAAAGCAGATCGACCCCAAGGATTACGTGCCGAACGCCGCTCAGATGGACAAAACCACGCAGCGCATTTACGCCCTGTTTAACACGAACCCGCATATCGTCACGTCCATTGCGACGGAGGACGAACAGAGCGCGTATTTTGACGCCGAAATCGAGCCGGTGCTGAAGCAGCTCAGCGGCGAGTACACCCGCAAGCTATTCTCCCGGCGCGAGCGCGGCTGCGGGAACCGCATCGTATTCGAGGCCTCTGCGTGGGACTTCGCGTCGACCTCGACAAAGCTCAATCTCTTGCAGCTGGTCGACCGAGGCGCGCTGACGCCAAATGAATGGCGGCGTGCGTTCAATCTTGCACCGGTAGACGGCGGAGACAAGCCGATCCGCAGGCTGGACACGCAGCCGGTCGACCGGAACACCACGCAGAAAGGAGATGAAACAACATGAAAATCAGCATTCGCGGGCCCATCGTATCCAGCAATCAGCACCGCTTCTATCAGTTCTACGGAATGGAGGCGACAAGCCCGAGATCCGTAGCGGACGCGCTTGCCAAGGGAAACGGTGAGCGGGCAGAGGTCGAGATCAATTCCGGAGGCGGCGAGATCTTCGCCGCAAGCGAGATCTATACCGCCCTGCGCAACTACGCAGGCGGCGTGATCGTCCGCATCGTCGGCCTCGCAGCCTCGGCCGCGTCCATCATCGCCATGGCGGGCGAGTCGGAAATGACACCGACCGGCATGATGATGATCCACAACGTCCAGACCAGAGCCGACGGCGACTACCGCCAGATGGAGCACACCGCCGGTGTCCTGCGCGACACCAACCACGCCATTATCTTGGCCTACGTCGCAAAAACCGGAAGGCCGGAAGCGGAGATCGCCGCCATGATGGACGCCGAAACATGGATCACAGCGGAGCGGGCCGTAGAACTCGGCCTCGTCGACCGCGTGATGCAGCCGGATACCGGCCAGAAACCGCTGGCAGCGGACTTCTACTCCGGCATGCTCAGCGAAGACGCGCTCCGGCGCGCGGAAAACTTTTTAAAAGGTCAGGCCGCAGAGCCTGATTTTTTTATGCCCGAACGGGCGCAGGCAGAAGCAAAACTGAAATTTTTAAAACTCAAAGGAGAATTGAAATGACGAAGGAAATTTACAACATCCAGCGCCAGAAGCTCATGGACGACGCCCAGAAGCTGCTGGACGAAGGCAAGACCGCAGAGGCGCAGGCCAAGATGAAAGAAGTCGAAGCCCTAGACGCCAAGTTTGAGGAGGAAGCCAAGATTCAGGCAAACCTCAACGCCCTTGCGGGCCAGAAGGTCGCGGCCCCGGCTGCGGCGGCACAGTCCATCGACCTGTCCGGCACGGCGAAAACTCCGGACGTGCTCGACCGGTACGACACCGACGAGTACAAGAAAGCCTTTATGAACTACGTCCTGACCGGCAAGAAGATCCCCGCAGAGCTGACCAACGTGGACGCCAACACCAAGACCTCCGACGTCGGCAGCGTCATCCCGACCACGACCATCCAGAAGATCTACGAGAAGATGGAAGCCATCGGCATGATCCTGCCGCGCGTAACACACACGTCCTACGCGGGCGGCGTCCAGGTCCCAACCAGCTCGGCCAAGCCGACGGCCTCCTGGGTCGCCGAGGGCGAGGGCTCTGACAAGCAGAAGACTTCGACCGGCAAGATCGTCTTTGCGTACCACAAGCTGCGCTGCGCGATCTCCATGTCGCTGGAAGTTTCCATTATGGCATACCCGATGTTCGAGGCACAGTTTGTCCGGAACGTCGCAAATGCGATGGTAAAGGCGAAGGAGCAGGCCATCATCAACGGCACCGGTTCCGGCATGCCGAAGGGAATCCTTGCGGAGACCGCCCCGACCGGCCAGAACATCGACATTGCCGCCGCGACAACTGCTCTGACCTACAAGGATCTGTGCAAGGCCGAAGCTGCGCTGCCGCAGGCATATGACGGCGCGGTCTGGTTCATGTCCAAGAAGACCTTCGAGACGCAGATCGTCGGCATGGTAGACAACAACGGCCAGCCCGTCGCGCGCGTCAACTACGGCATCAACGGCAAGCCCGTCAACTACATCCTCGGCCGCGAGGTCATCCTGACCGGCGACTACCTGCCGGCCTTTGCGGCGTCGGTCACGGCCGACACCGTCTTCGCCTTTATGTTCGATCCGGCGTACTACCTCTGGAACGAGAACATGGGCATGACGGTAAAGCGCTACACCGACGAGGACACCGACGACGAGGTCACAAAGGCCATCGAGATCGCCGACGGCGCGTGCACCGACGTCAACAGCCTCGTCACGCTGACCAAGAAGAAGGCCTGACGGCGCGCGGCCAACAGGGAGGGATGACAATTGGCTTTGATCAACGTTGCAAAAACCGCCCTGCGGCTGACCACAAACGCCCTTGACGACGAGCTCAAAGACGAGATCGACGCCTGCCTCATGCGCCTGCACCTTGCGGGCGCAGAGGGAGCGGACGAAGATCCGCTGGTAAAGGACGCCGTCCGCGCCTACGTCCGCTGGCAGCATGATTTCTGCGGACGCGGCGAGGAGTGGAAGACCTGCTTCGCAGATATCCGCGACGCCATGGGACTCTCGGACGATTACCGGGCAGTCCCGGCCAGCGGCGGAACAGGAGGCGCGTGCTGTGATCTTTGATACGCAAATCACGCTGCGCCTGTTCTCCTACCCTATCGTAAACGGCCAGACGACGGAAAAGCTCGAGCGGGAGACCACCGTCTGGGCTGCCCGCAAGTCCGTAAACCGCGCCGAGTATTATCAGGCCGCGCAAGCCGGCAAGCGCACGGACGCAATTTTCCGCATGCACAGCGCGGAATACGGCGGCGAGCAGCAGCTCGTCTGCGGCTCCGACGTCTTTGACGTCGTCCGCAGCTACGGGCAGGAAACAGAGGAAGTCGAGCTGACCTGCAAACGGAGGGACGGCGCATGATGATCTATGAGTCGCTATCAAGCCTGGGCGTTCCGGTCTGCCACCCACCCTATAAGGGCGCGGAAGAAACCTACATCACCTATCAGCTGCTCGGCCAGTCCGGGCAGCTCTACGCCGAGGGCGGCGAGGCCGAGACCGGCGTGCAGTACGCCGTTTCCATCTTTGCCGAGGGATTTGCCGCCGGGCTTGTAAAGCGCGTGAAAGCCGCGCTGGAGGCCGCTGGCTACATCGTCACTGTCGACATGGAAACCTACGACAAGGAAACAGGCCGCACGCAGATCGCGCTCATCGCCGAAACGGAGGGCGCGGAGTATGGCTAACATCTCCATCACCGGCGCCGACGAGCTCATGGCCACGCTCCAGAAAGCGAATGTCTTTGATGAGGACATGCAGAAGGAGCTCCTGTACGCCGCCGGGGACATCATCGTCGAAGAGCTGCAAAAAATGATCCGTTCGAGCGGGTTCCGCACGGAAGCCTACGCCTCCAGCGTGAAATACCGAAAAACCATCAAGCAGGACAAAAACGGAGATCCGTATATCACCATCACGGCAGTCGGCAAAAACGAGCACGGAACGCGCAGAGCGACCGTGCTCTTCGTTTTGAATTACGGCCGTGCGAAGGAGTACGGGCAGATCACAGGAACTTATTTTTGGACAAAGGGTGTCCGCAACGCGCAGAAGCGCGTGAACGCGGAACTCGAAAAAATCCTCACACAAAAGCTGAAAGAAAGGGGCTTACTGTAATGCCTAGTTTTGACTTACGCGGCATCCGGGCGGGAAAGTATAAAAACACGTCCGGCACCGTGACCTACACAGAGCCGACCGACGTCGGCGATGCCATGAGCGCGCAGCTGGAACTCAAGTTCGCCGAGGGCCGCCTGTACGCAGAATCCAAGCTTGCCGAATACATCAAGCTTGCCACCGGCGGCACGATCTCGCTAGCTGTCAAGTACCTGAAAAAGAACGCGCAAACCATGTTTTATGGCTGCACGTCCGACACCAGCAAGGAAAATCTAAAATTCTCGGCCAAGGACATCGCGAATTACGTCGGCGTCGGCTTTTACGCGCCGGATAAGATCGATGGCGTGACCAAGTACACCTGCGTGTGGGTGCCGAAGGTGCTGTTCGGCCCGCCCTCACTGAGCTACCAGACCAAGGGCGAGAACATCCAGTTCAACACGCCGACGACGACCGGCGAATTCCTTGCAGACGATTCGACCGACGAGCTGCTGCTCGAGACCGAGACCGTCGACACCGCGGCGGAGGCCGTTACCTGGATCAAGGGAAAGTTGGGTGAGACATGATGGAGACGACCAAGCTCAACACCGTCGACTATGAACTTGAGGGCCGGGTATACCGGATCTCCTGCAACATGAACGTCCTTGCCGACGTGCAGGACGAATATGACGGCAATCTGCTGCGCGCGCTGAATACGGTGCACGGCCTCAAAAGCACGCTGGCCTTCCTGGCCGCCATGTTGACCGACGCCGCAGACACGCAGGGAATCACCGACGAAAACGGCCTTCCGCTGCGCTTTACCAGCAAGCAGCTGGGCCGGAAGATCACCATGCACCAGACGCTCGAGGCCGGGACGCGGATCTACCCGCTGATTCAGGCTGCAGTCACGCCGCCGGAGGAAGAACTCGGTGAAAAAACGTCGGAAGACGAAAAAAACTGACACCGCCGGGGAAACCGAAGCAGCTGGGCTTTGATTTCCCCGGCTTCCTCGCAATCTGGCTCTTCCGGCTGCATCTGCCGGAGCGGGATTTCTGGAAGACCATGAGCCCGCGCCGCATAACGCTCCTGCTTGACGCGCTTGCGCCGCAAAAGCAGCCGGAGCAGCAGGAACAGCCGCAGAGCCTGTCGGCCTATCTGAACGGAGGCACCTAACATGCCGAACATCAATACAAAATTTACGCTTTCGGGCGAAAAAGAATACAAGCAGGCCATTTCCGAGATCGGCAGCGGCATGAAGGTGCTGGACTCGGAAATGCGCAAGGTATCCTCTGCCTACGCGCAGAACGCGGACAGCGTAGAGGCCCTAAACGCCAAGAATGACGTCTTAGAGCGCAAGATTTCCACGCAGGTGGAGAAGATCGAGTATCTCAAGGCTGCGCTCCAGCAGTCCGCCGAAAAATACGGCGAGGCAGACAAGCGCACCATGCAGTGGCAGACCAGCCTCAACAACGCCGAGGCTGAGCTGAACAATCTCAACAACCAGTTTGACGAGAACAAGCAGAAGATCGCGGACTCCGGAAAAGAGATGGGCAACCTCGGCGACGTGGTGAACGGCCTGACGTCCAAGCTCGGCATTCAGCTGCCGGACGGCATGAAGTCCTCCATGAACGCCATGGGCAGCCTCGATGCGCAGTCACTGGCGCTGGCGGGCGGCTTCGCTGCCGTCGCGGCGGCGATCGTCAAGGTGGAAAAAGCCATGATCTCCATGACGAAGGAGTCCGCCGCCTTTGCCGACAACATCATCACGCTTTCCATGCAGACCGGGCAATCGACACAGCAGCTGCAGGAGTTTGCCTATGCGTCCGAGCTGATCGACGTATCCGTCGACACCCTGCAGGGAAGCCTGACAAAGCTGACCAACAACATGCAGGACACGATGAACGGCACGGGCAATGCGAAGGCATCCTTTGAGGCACTGGGCGTCTCCGTGACCAATGCCGACGGCAGCATGCGCAGCGCGAACGACGTTTTCTACGAAACGATTGACGCACTCGGGCGGGTAAAAAACGAGACCGAGCGGGACGCCATGTCCATGGACATTTTCGGCCGCTCCGCGCAGGACCTGAATCCGCTGATCATCCAGGGATCGAAAACCCTCAAGGCCTACGCTGACGAAGCCCATAACATGGGATACGTGCTCGACGACGAGGCACTTTCTGCCCTCGGCGCGGTCGACGACGCATACCAGCGCCTGCAAAAGACGCAGGAGGGCGTCAAAAACCAGCTGTCCGCCGAATTCGCCCCGTATCTCGAAGAATTCTACGGCGACGTGACCACCATGGTAAAGGACGGCGGCAAGGCGCTCAAGGACTCCGGCATTGTCGACTCGTTCGGCATGCTGCTGGATACCGTCGGAGATATTCTGAACCCTATGTCCGATCTTTCCAACAACCGCGTCCCGGCGCTGACCAAGGCATTGCAGCCACTCGCAAAGGTAATGGCGCTCATCGCCGACGCGGCGGAACTCATCAAGGGCGTAGTAAACATCTCGACCGGCCACATCGGCGAGGGCTGGGGGCAGCTGACGCACGCGCTCGGCTTTGGCTATTCCAGCGGAAACGGCAACAACTACCAAAATCTGCTCGACAGCTACACAGAGCAGCAGTGGGGGCAGAGCGCGGCAGACCTCGCCAAAGCCTACGAGGATGCAGTTGCCCGCGGCGACCCATCCACCATCGGCATCACAGAGGACGAATGGGTTCGCCGCTATCTGGGCGGCAACGCCGCCGGAACGGACAACTGGCGAGGCGGCTGGACGCGGGTGAACGAAAACGGGCTTGAGCGGATCTTCCTGCCGTCCGGATCGCGCATCCAGACAGCCAGCGAAACGCGCTACACCTCCGGCGATACCTACAACACCACCGTCTACGTTGATCATGTGGACGACCTCGACACCATCCTCCGCATCGCCAAAAACGCACGCATCACAGCCAGAATGGGGGCAAAGTAAATGGCAACCTTTACAGTACCGGCGAGTGGATCAACAGCAGTCGCGAAGAACTATCCGAACACGAACTTCTCGGATCTTACACAATACAAGTTGTTTGTGGAGCCGTTTACAAACCATTCCGGAACGTTCGGCGGGTGGGACAACATACTACTGAAATTCGGAGAACCGGCAGCAGCGTACAAGTACAAACGCATTACAAAGGTTAAGCTTGTAGTATATGCAATGCCAACGAAAGGCACCTTGGGGAGCTGGGGGGCAGCGTATATATCAGCCTATGCGCTCGGGCTGAAAGAACCGCTTGATGTAAGTACGGCGACATATGCGACGCAGCCGCAGCAGTTGAAGGATGGATCAACAAGCGGGTCGGCAAGTTGGAACGAACTCAATAAAGTTGTACAGGCGCAGGTGACATTCACAATGTCGCAATACAATGCAGCGGAGAAGAATGGACTTGAGCACGGTCTGCGCAACGGCTTTTTGTTTGCTTTTATAACGGGCGGAGAAGGACACGCATCAGAGGCGATTTTTTATGGTGCAAAATCATCATACAAACCATTCCTTGAGTGCGAATACTCTAATGATAATGTAGGAATAAAGGCGGAGAATTTCGCACCGTCGTCAGGGGCTTTTGTAAACAGAACGCAAAAAAATACATTTACATGGGATACCACTGACGACACAGATCTCACACAGACGTGCTTCGCGGAGATAAAACAAACCTCCGCTGTTTTTGAGTGGCGCGTAAAAAACGCAAGCACATCAAAAACGATAAGCGTGTCTGGCGCGACGACCTCTTGCACGGTCCCGGCGAACACATTCCCGTCAGGGACGCTCGAATGGCGCGTAAAGGTGACGGCAAACAGCGGCACGACAACGACGTCCGCATGGCAGGAGATCACGACAACAGACGTTACCCCGACGGCCAAGCCCGTCTCCCCTTCCGGCATCGTCATCGACGCGACAATCGCCAACCGCTTCTCGTGGCAGCACATCATTTCCACCGGCACGCCGCAGAGCAAGGCGGATCTGCAATGGTCCGCCGACGGCACGACGTGGAATACCCTGGCGACCGTCACGGGAGAAAACCAGTATTACGACGTTCCGGCGAACAAATTCACAAGCGGAACAAAATACTGGCGCGTGCGAACCTACAACACCGACGGCACGGCCTCGGCGTGGAGCGACAAGGCCGAGTTTATCGCCATCAACGCCCCGTCCGCACCGTCCATCGTGATCCAGTCCACCGGCCCGCGCCCGCGCATCACCTGGCAGACCACCGAGCAGGAAGCCTATCAGCTGACGCTCTCCAACGGCTACGCCTCCGGAACGGTCTACGGCACGGAGAAAGCATGGCGCTCGCCGGTCTACCTCGCAGACGGCAGCTATACCGTTCGCGTGCGCGTGCAGAACAAGTACGGTATGTGGTCCGAGTGGTCCGCGGCCGCTCTGCCCGTTTCGCACACCGAGGGCGAGGCGATCACCCTGACCGTCACCGCCGGCCATGAGGCCGCGCTGGCCTGGCAGACCGCAGGCAGCTATGATTTTTACCTGATTGAGCGGGACGGCGTCGCCATCGCCCGCACCACGCAAAAGCAGTACGTCGACCACACCAGCATCGGCAGCGCGACATACCGCGTGCGCGGATGCTATGCCGACAGCGACAATTACGGCGTATCCAATTCGGCCACAGCCGAGATTCTGCCGGAAACCAACATGATCTGCGATCTGGAAACCGGTGTCTGGCTGGAAATGCGTTTGTCCGAGACGCAGCTGCGCACGAACCGCGCAAGCTTCAGCGCGGGCGTGTCGACCGTCCATCTGGCCGGACTTGCCTACCCCGTCGAGGAGCGAAGCGAACAGCGCGACCGCGCCATTTCCGTCGCCTGCGCGTATCCGCACAGCCAGCGGGCCGCCGCCCTCGCGCTGGAGGCCCTTGTGGGCCGCCTCGTCTGCCTCAAGGACCATTACGGAAATATGGCCATCGGTACGCTTCCGTCGCTGGAGAGCAACATCGACGAGTTTATGCGCCGCTACGCCTTTACCGTCTCGCACACCAACCGGGAGGAGGCGATCACCCTTGACCCGTGACGTAAGCTACCGCATCGACGTGCTCCGGAACGGTGCGCCCATCACGCAGCTGCAATGGGATACCGGCAGCCCGCCGCAGATCATGAGCGACCGCGCTGCGAACATCCACGGCACGCTCAAGGGCAGCTTTCTTCCCAATGCCGTCGCGGCGTGGGAATCCGACGAGCTGCGCCCGTGGATCATCGTAAACGGGACGGAGCACTCTCTAGGCATCTATCAGGCCGCGACCGTCAGCAACAAGGGAAGCAGCTCCGGCACGCGCGTCGAGATCGAGGCTTACGACCGCTGCTGGCGGGTGTACACGCAAAAAACAGAGACGCTTCTGCATCTTGCGGCCGGAGCGTCCTACATCACGGAAGTCCGAAAGCTCCTGACCGCCTGCGGCATCACGCTGGTGATCGCGGCGCCGAACGATGCAGTCCTAGCTACAGACCGCGAAGACTGGCCAATCGGAACAAGCTACCTGACGATCATCAACACGCTGCTCTCGGAGATCAACTATGAAAGCCTCTGGTTCGACGCGGACGGCGTGTGCAGGCTCGAACCGTATCAGGAGCCGTCCGCCGCCATCATCGACTGGCGCTACGGCGTGACGGACCTGTTTCTCCCGGAGAAACATCCGGGCCCGGACTGGTCGGACGAAACAGACATTTTTGATGCGCCGAACGTTTTCGTCGTGACCTGCAACAACCCGGACATGGACGCAGCCATGGTGGCGACGGCCGTCAACGACAATCCGGCCTCCAAGAAATCCACATTCAAGCGCGGCATGCGCATAACCTCCGTCGAGCGGGTGGACAACATCGCCTCGCAGGACGAATTGCAGGCCTACGCCGACAAGCGCCGCAACGAGTCGCTGCTTGCTACGCGCGCCATTACATTTTACACGCTCAATGAGCCGGGGCATGGCGTCGGAGATATCCTCGCCCTGACGCACGACGAAATCGGCGGAATTTACCTCGAAACCGGCTGGTCGGTCACGATGCAGGCCGGAAGCCTCATGACACATTCCGCAAAAAGGACGGTGATCGCATAATGGAAGGCATCGATAGCCTGTTTGTGACGAATATCGAGATCCCGGACGAAAACCTGCCGGAGAACTTTCTGGCGACCGTCGGCGCGGTCTATGACGACGGTCTGTCCCTCATCCTCGAGGGGCAGACCGAAGCCACGACGAAGCATTACAAGTGCAACACGTCGGCCACCTTCGCCGCAGGCGACCGCGTCAAGGTCGCGCGGATTTCCGGCAGTTATATCGTCGAGTACGTCGTAGGTCCGCCGGGCAGCGGCGGAGGAACAACGGAAACACCATACGCGCTGCAGCGTGGAGATAACGGGATCTACGTTGCCCCAAACAAAAATATGCTGCTGCCGATGGCGGTACCGATGACGTTCGGAGCGTACAACCAATATTTTGGTTCAATGTATGGGCGTGCGATATATCTGTGCTATAACGCCGCAACCAGAGGCGTTATAGACGTAACAAGCACAGGAAAAATCCGAGTAAACGGAACGACGATAGGCTAGGAGGCGAAATAACATGATCCAGATCCACATCACCAAAGCCTGCGCGCATCTGTGCTCGCCGCCGGAGCTTCTGACGGCGGGCATGGCGAAGGCCGTCAGCGTCGAATTCGCGTTTTCATCCGACTGGGACGGGCTGACGAAGACCGCTGTCTTTACAAACGGCAGGGCCACCATCGACGTACTCCCGGCAAAATGGGATGGCGATACCGTGACCGTCCCGCCCGAGATTCTAACCGTGGCGGGGCGCTATGCCCGCGTCGGCGTGTACGGCACGAACGCCTCTGGCGTCGTGCTGCCGACCGTCTGGGTATCGCTCGGCAAGGTGCAGCCTGCGGTGGATCCGTCCGGCGATCCTTCGGCGGATCCCACGCTCCCCGTCTGGGCGCAGCTGCAGGAGCAGATCGGCGACCTGAACGATCTCAAGACCTACAGCAAGGATAACCTCGTCGCCGCCATCAACGAAGCCCGGCAGTCCGGCGGCGGAGGCGGCGGGGGGATATCATCCGCGCAGATCGACGAGATCCGCGTGCTGACAAAATCGGACTATGACGCGCTGGACGAAAAGGACGCGCGGACGCTGTATCTGGTGGAGGGCTGACATGCTGGCACTTGGAATCAAACGCATTCTGGCGCTGTTCATCGGCTCCATGGGCATTAAGTCCGCCCATCTGGGCGAGAAAAACATTTATGAAAGGCCGGGCGGCTTTTTGTACATTGAACTCAAAAGTGAAGAAAGGGGTTAAATCCGAATGGCAAGCTTTTTTAATTTAACACTCGATACGCTGGCACCTGCCGGTCTATCGATCATCCTGAATGACGGCGCACAGTACGCGACCAGCGCCAACGTCACCGCGAAGATCTCCGTCTCCGATGAAGTAACGACGGGCTATCAGATGAAGATCTGGGGCACGAAGACGGCGGAGACGGAAGAGGCTGCGTCGTGGGAGACGTTCGCGGCAGAAAAGGCCATTACGCTTCCCGACGGCGACGGCCTCAAGACGATCTATTGCAAGGTCCGCGACGACGTAGGCAATGAATCTGCGGCGGTCAGCGACACCATCACGCTCAATTCCACGATTCCCGCCGTGACCATCACCGGCCCCGACAAGAGCCGCATTTCCAAGGTCACGGGCTACGACGCAGCGGCGTTCTCCTTCGTCTGCGATGTGGACTTTGAGGAATACACCGTCCGCGTCGTCCCGGCGACGAGCAGCCTGCACACGGCGGGCACGCAGATCCCGGCGACGGGCGGCTCCACCAACGTCAGCGGCACAGAGGGCGGCTACAAGAAGAACACCGCCATCAACGTCACCGTCAAGGGCGCAGACCTCGAATCGGCGTCTTCCGGCGACGGCGTGAAGATCGTGAAGGTCTTCGTCAAGAACGCCGCCGGGACGTGGAGCGCAGCCTAATGGCCGCGCCGGAGTTGACCTTCTCCATCACCGGAAACAAGATATCGGCAGTCTCGGGATTCGACTCGATCACCGTCACATTCTCGTCGGACATCGCCTACACGGCCTTCGAGTGCCGCGCGACGAAGTCCGGCGAGGATTGGGGCCGCGGGAAGGGCGCGCTCATCGCGTCCTTCTCCCAGACCCCCGCGGGGACGCAGCGCACCTTTGAGGTATACGACGATTTCCTGCTTTCCGGAGACGGAGAATACAGAATTTCGCTGTTCGCGCAGGGCGCGGACGGCAGCTGGAATGACAATTATGGATTTATCCCGTCCGGACAGTCGCAGACCATGAAAACGGCTGACGGAGAGGATTTCCTGTGCATGAAGGAGTGATCGCATGGCGTACAACAGCCAGTATACCGGCGCGCAGATCGACGAGGCCATCGGCGACGTGCGCGAAAACAAAGCCGAATGGAACGGCAAGCAGGACGTCATCCTCGCCTCCGGAGCGGCCGTCGGGGACCTGATCAAGGTTAAGGCGGTGGACGCCAGCGGGAAGCCGACAGCCTGGGCCGTGGCCGTGGCTGGCAAGGACTACATTAAAACCGCCCCTGTAACATCGGTCAACGGCAAAACCGGAGCTGTCAAGGTTCGCGAAGTGCCGTCTGTCACGGCTTCTGACAACGGCAAATTTCTGCGGGTCGTAAGCGGTGCATGGGCGGCTGCGGCGATTGATAATGCGAACGGAGGGAGCTTCTGATGGCGGAATATTTGACGAATACGGCTGACCTGACAGTGGTCGCGGATGCGATCCGGGCAAAGGGCGGCACGTCCGCACCACTGGTCTACCCGGACGGATTTGCGACAGCCATTCAGGCCATTCAGACCGGCATAGCTCCGCAGCTGGTCGTAACGGTATCTGCCGGTGCGACGGTCACAGCGACAAATGGCTCCAAAACGATCAGCGGAACATCTGACAGTACCGGAGTTTGTACGCTTATCGTTCCGGAGATCGGCACATGGAGCGTATCCGCTACGCTGGACGAAAAAACGTCTGAAACAAAATCCGTATCTATCACGGACAGCTATGCGGTGTCGCTTAATTTTGTATATCCGTCACTGAATGAAAATACTTGGGAAACGATAAAAAATATATCCGATACGGGACAGGGCGCGAACTATTGGAGCATCGGCGACCGAAAGGCGGTCACGCTTAACGGTACGGTCGGAAAGCTCTCACTCTCGAATGTCACGACATACGCTTTCATTATCGGGTTTAACCATAACGCGAGCGTCGAGGGCTCTAACCGTATCCATTTCCAACTTGCAAAGACCACGCTCTCCGGCGGTACGGACGTGTGTTTCTGCGATAGTCAATATGGCCCGGATAGCGGATGGTCTTCCCCGGGTGCGGGCTATTTCGTTATGAACGCGAGCAACACGAACTCCGGCGGGTGGGAAAACTCACAAATGCGTACTGCGATTTGCGGGACGAGCCTATCGAGATACTCCGGGACGATTATCGCAGTCATTCCGGCGGCGCTCCGTGCCGTCCTAAAGTCTGTCACCAAGTACACGGACAACACCGGCGGCGGAAGTTCGGCGGCGAGCAACGTCACGGCGACGACGGATTACTTTTTCCTCCTCTCGCAGTTTGAGGTTTCCGGCAGCGTTTCCTACGCCAACAAAAACGAAAAAAGTAAACAGGCGCAGTACGCCTATTATTCCGCCGGAAACAGCAAGGTAAAGTACAAGCACAACGGAACGAGTGTCGCCGCTCTTTGGTGGCTCCGTTCCCCGCGTGCGGGCAACTCCAACAATTTCGCGGATATAGACACCGACGGCACAGTCGGCCACATCAGCGCGACCAATTCGCTCGGCTTCGCGCCCGGCTTTTGCGTATGAGAGAAAAGCGCATGGAGTATATCGTGTATAAACGATTCCGCGGGAATGGCATTGATGGAGAATTTAATCTCCGATACGGAACTGTGGTATCGGAAATTGAAGGGTTCCTGTTTGCAGCGGACGGCAGGCGGATATGCGCTGCGACGTCCGAAAACGGATGGGAGCATTTCAGGCCGAACACGCAGGAAGGGGCAGAGCGGCAGAAAATGCTGAACGATCTGTACCGATGGTACAGAAAAAACGGCTGCGGTGAAGATTTTGCGGATGAAAAATGGCCGGGGCAGGAAAACGGCTACTGGAAAAATCGACTGCGTACCGCAAGTACAAGTCGGCTGAAACAAATATACGCGGAAAAGATTGGAGGGGAAGCATGTATATCGTCACAAGAGAAGGAACGTTTGACGGATACGCAGACAGTGTAATCCCGATCAGGCTGCATCAAAACGGCTGCTATGTCCCGTGCGGGGAGAACGAAGCAGAAGGATTCTGCGCACAAAAGGCCGTCACACAGACGGATAAGGAAGGAAACGAATACAGAACGCTGACCGATACAGTGTACCGGACGGAGGGACACGCAATGAAAGGAACGGAGCCGGTCGGAAGCTACGAGCAGCATGGCGCAGCCGTCCCGCTGACCGAGGCGGAATCCGCGCTTGCAGAACTGGAGGCTATCTATGACGCAGGATAAACTAGAAAAACTAAAAACCGCCATCAAGGACGGCAAGCTGGTACAGGCTGCGGGCGGCATCACGGAGGACGTGACGCAGTCGGACAAGCTGGGCTACGACTGGCGGAATATCTACGTCAACAAGATCTTGGTGCGGCAGGAGTACGTCGAGCAGGCCGTAAAAGCAGGCACGGCGGACAACCCCATCGTGTGGTCCTCCGGCATGGTCCTCATCCAGAACGCCTACTACACGCACAACGGCGAGATCAAGGTCTGGATGGGCACGGCAGGCGCGACGGCAAAGTGGACGGATGCGGCCTTCGTGCCGATCTGATAACGCAGAAGGGGGGAACACCATGGACACCAAGACCATCATCGTTACGCTCGTCTGTGCCGTGCTCGGTTCGTCCGCGCTGACGGCGGTAGTAAACGCCGTCGTTAGCGCGATACAGAAAAAGCGCGGCAAGGCCACAACGCAGGAGGAGCACTTAGGCGAGATAGACAAAAAGCTCGACAAGATGCAGACGCATCAGAACGAGCAGTATCTCGCAATTCTCCGGCTAACCATCATGTCGGAGGAAATGCCGATGGCAGAACGCCTGATCGCCGGGCAAAAATACGTCAAGCTGGGCGGAAACGGGGACGTGAAAAAGTTCCTGCACCAGCTGGAGGCGCAATGCGGACATAGCCGTGCGCAATAAATTGGGAGGCAGATATGCGGGTAAAAGGCAAGTGGAGCAAGGGCGAAATGGCGCGAACCATTGTTTTGTATCTGCTCCAGCTCATCACGACGGTAATTGTATGGGCCTGCGCGCTGAAAACCGTCGCCGTCCTAATTGCAGTCATCCGAAGCCCGGAGCTCGGCGCGTCAATCGACCTGTCCGACGTGCTCGGCTTTACCGGCTGGGCAACCATCACAGAGCTTGGCCTGCTTGCCTTCAAGCGGGTTTTTGCGAAGAAAAATGAAACAGTCGAATAGCGAAAGGAGTAATTACATATGGACTACACACAAATCATCTCGGCAGTGATCGCGCTCATCAGCGCGCTCGTTTCGGCATTTTTGATCCCGTGGCTCAAAACCAAGATCGACGCGGACAAGCTGCAAACGCTCCGCACTTACGTTGAGATCGGCGTAAAGGCGGCGGAGCAGCTGTACACCGCGACGGACGGCGCGGCGAAAAAGGCGTATGTTGTGAACTTCCTCGCCGAGAAGGGCATTCAATTTGATGTAGAAACGATCGACAAGCTGATCGAGGCCGCCGTGCTGCAGCTGCACCACGAGTTGTACGGGAGTAAGCGGGCATGAGTATCAAAATTGGACAGGCCAGCCTCGGCGAGACGGGCGGCCGCAATCAGCATCCCGGCAACCAGACCGGGCGGGAGCTGAATATCTCCAACTGGTACAATGGCCGCTGGCTCGGCGTCCTGCGCTACAAGAGCCGCAAAAAGGCCGAGCTGGCCGCGCAGGCGTGCGAGGCGGCGATTAAAAACCGGAACATCGGCTACGACATGGACGGCCGGAACACGGCATACGAGGACGCCAGAGCCGTCGGGTGGGACGTAAGCAAGATCAAAAAGCCAGTGGAGACGGACTGCTCCGCGCTCATGATGCTCTGCGCCGTGGCCGCAGGCTGCGCGTCGGTCGAAGCGCTCTACCGTCGGCAGGGCAACAGCTGCACGACATACTGTATGCTGCATGATTGGCCTGCAACGGGCGATTTTCTATTGCTGACCGACAGCAAGTATCTGACGACGGACGCCAATCTCCTGCGCGGCGACGTACTGGTAAGCGAGGGCCATACCGTGATGGCCCTCGAAGATGGAAAAAATGCAGAGGAGGAAACCGAAATGGTAGAAAAAAGCAAGATCATTGTGGACGGCAAGGAAGTCGCCGTTGAACGCATCCTGAAAGACGGCACGAACTACGTCAAGGTGCGCGATCTGGCCGCCGCGCTGGATCTCGAAGTGAGCAACAAGGGCAATATCGCCGTGCTGAAGCACAAGAAAAAGTAAGCCCCGCCCGTCGGCGGGCCGAAGGGAGTGACGAAAGCATAACTGCGCGGCTGGCTCTGCCGAAGGAGCTGGAACACCTCACGCGCAGCGACTGGGAGCGCGTCGCTGACGAGGGCTTATTGGATGAGATCGATCAGCAGATCGTGAATCTTTATATCGTGCGCAGGCTCCCGCAGCTGGACGCGGCCGGTGAAATCGGTATCGACCGCAAAACCATCTCCCGCCGCCTGCCGCACATCTATAACACCGCCCGCCGCCTGACAGGAGCATAACGCAAAGCACCCGTGGGATTCGTCCCACGGGTGTTTTTGTATCAGGCCCGCAGTTATCCTGCGGGCTTATTTTGTTGCATGAGCGCGTCCCAGCGGGCCCAGAGTTCGCGGTTGCAAGGTTCGCCGTGCAGCGAATTGAGAATATCGGCGACTTCTGCCGGGCTTTGATAGTACAGGACGCACGTTTCGCCGGTCTGCGTGCGCCGAAATTGCAGCTTTTTCGGCCCTGCCGGAAAATGCGAGGATACTTGCGTTAAAAGCTCAGGCTGCCCGTAAACCCGCAGCCGTGGTGTCCTGATGGGCTTGCCACGTACCTTGTGCGGCCAGAGATCAAGGCAAGCTTGCAGCTCCACCACACCGCGGCAAAATCCCTGCCAATCCGTCACGTCGGCGAGGGACGGGAGAAGATGCACCTTCGCGGATTTCACAACCCAAAAGTCTTTCTTCCCGTCTGCGCGGTGCTGGAGGTATGGAGCGGTTGGGAAAAGCTCGGCAACTGCGTCGATGTACCACCGATCAACGCAGCGCACAAGGAACTTGCCGCAGGTATCAACGCCGAGCAGCATGAGGATCGCTTGCTGATAGCCGTTCAATCGTCCTCTCCCGTTCACTCTGCATCATCATCCAAACTGTCGACGATCTCGGCGAACTGCGGCGCAAGCTCGCCCCAAAAATAAGCGTTAATGGGCTGGCCGTCGATGCGGACAGTAGCAAGCGTGTCGTCGTCGAACTCCGGGTATTCGGCATTGCAGAGATCTTCCGGAGATTCAAAGTAGTCCAGCGAATAATCGAAATACACGCAAAATGCGTCGCCCAGGCAGGCGTCCATATCGCGGCAGAGGATCGCAGGCTGTCTTTCCATGTAACCAGAGTTAACGGCAATGGCTGTGCAAGCGATGAGTTCGTAACGGTCGATGATCTTGGTTTCCATGATGTACCTCTTTCCGGCTTTCGCCTTGCTTTATCTTATGGTCTTATTATACGCCCACTGGGCGCAAAAGTCAAGAAGAAAATGAAAAAAAGTTATAAAAAATAAGCGCCGGAAGCCAATCCGGCGCTTGCTTTTTTATTGATTGTTCAAGGCTAAAATCTCGGCTGCCATTGTGGCCACATACGGCGGGCAGGCGCGGTCGCCGAGGCACCAGTGCTGCACGGTACGCAGAGGAACGTTGAAATACTGCGCAAAGCCGGTCTGCGTCAGTCCGTATTTCTCGATTAGCTCCGGGATCGTGCAGTGCGTGCCGTCCCAGATCCCGCCGAGCAGCGCCAGCCGCTCCGCCGGAATCTCTTCGTCTTCGGCGTCGCCCCAGACGCTGGACAGCGCCATATCGGAGACATAGGCGTCGCGGTCGGTGTATGCGCCGGTTTCGGCGTAGAGAGCAGCGCGGATTGCGGGTGTGAGTTTCTCAGTCGGCATAGCATACCTCCCACGCGCAGATGTTCGCCGCATTCAACGCGGCAGAAATCAGCGCTTCGGCGTCCACGCCCAGAACGCCGGAGATGGACGCAAGGACCGCGTCGATCTCTGCTGGGGCGTCGATGGACGCGTCGTCCATTGTGCCGTCTGAAAAGCGCCAGTGATAACCGTCGGCAATCACGTCGACGTAGTACCGCGAGCCGAAGTCGCCGCAGGACGTGTCGTCGACCTCAACGGTGCAGAGCTGACCACCTATGTCGGCCACAATACCCCCAGCATACTGCCAGTAGCCACCACCACTATTTGCAGTGTCCGGGTTATAGTGGAGATTTGTCTGCGCTCCCCACGCGGAAACGATATTAAACATGTCTGCCATCCTCCAATTTTGTGCCGTATTTTGTTTTGCTTCATCTTCGGTGCTGGAACACCGAAGCGGATTCTCTGCTTCTAACGATCAGAAGCAGTACGCGCTGATGGGCTGACCGTCGATGCGGACGGTGGCGAGCGTATCGTCGCTGAAATCGGGATAGTCAGCGTCTTCGATGCTGTCCGCCAGCTCGTCAAGCGTGTAGCCAAAGTACACGCAAAATGCGTCGCCCAGGCAGGCGTCCATATCGCGGCAGAGGATCGCGGACTGTTCTTCCGTGTCGCCAGCCTCGGTGGCAATGGCAGTGCAAGCAATGAGTTCGTAACGGTTGTTGATGATCTTGGTTTCCATGGTGTACCTCTTTCCGGCTTTCGCCTTGTTTTATCTTATGGCCTTATTATACGCCCAATGGGCGCAAAAGTCAAGAGGGAAATGCAAAAAAATATAAAAAAATTGGTACACAAATGCCCCATAAATGTCCCCCAGAAAAAGCGCGGAGCCGGTAGACTGAGGATAGGAGCTGGCCAGCTTACTTATTTTTACCGGAGGTATTTTTTTATGGAATACGCAAGCAATGGCAAGGGCAATTTGGGCGTGACGCTCGGTGCGATCGGTACGGGCCTCGGCGTGCTGAACGGCGGTCTCGGCGGCATTCTCGGCGGATTCGGCGCGAATCCTGCTGCAGCTGCGGCTATGGCTGCGGGTAACAGTGACAACCACTATGTCAGCCGTTATGAGGCTGGTCAGTCCGCACGAATCGCAGAGCTGGAAACGGAAGTGAAGCTGCGCGACGCGAACGCTTACACCGACAAGAAAATTCTCGAGGTGTACCAGTACACGGACGGCAGAATGCGCTCGATCGAAGAGCAGCTTTGCCAGCAGCGCGTGATCAACGCGCAGACCACGGCGAACCTGTCCTGCATGCAGAACGAGATCGCGACTCTTTCCGGCATGACCAAGACGGTTATCCCCATTGCCAACATCTGCCCGGAACCGATGCAGCGGTATAACAGCTGGACGGCTCCGACCGGCACAGCGACGGCCAGCGAGGGCTAAATGCAAGGGGCGGCAATAGCCGCCCCCATCCTTAAAGGAGGACATCTAAAATGACAGTGACGATAGATCAGGCATTAAATGGCTTAGAGCGATTCGCGAATAGCGAACTGATTCCACGGCTACCGGAAGGTATTGGCGTGGCTGCGGCTATACTTATGCGGATGGCAAAGGACGGCGGGAAAGAGCGGCTGCTTGCAATGAAAGACAATTTCTTTGTGCAGCTGACTGGGGCGCTTGACGAGGAGGGAAACGTCGACATCGATCGTTTATACAAATACGCTCGGGATGAGATCGACGGAAAAAAGATTAAGCTGTTTTCAATAAAGGACAAAGATATGCGGTTTGACGTGACAGACGTAGACAAGCTTTACAAATATATTCAGGAGGTGTGAGCATGAAAGAGTATATGGAGAAGCTTTATCACAAGCTGCATGAGGCCATGGAGAAACCCGTGACGCTGGGCAGCGCGGAGGAAGTCGGCCTGTACGCGAAGACGATCCGCAGGCTGGAAAAGCTGGACTGCCGCGAAGACCAGCCGGAAGCGGCAGAGTTTGACCGAGAGACGGCCATGCAGTGGGCCGAGCGCATGCAGAATGCCGACGGCTCGACCGGCCCGCACTGGACGATGGAACAGACAACGGCCGTTGCCGAGAGCATGGGCATTCAGGCGCCTGTGGTCCCACACTGGGCGTGGGGTGTAACCATGAACATGATGTACTCGGACTACTACCCCGTCGCGGTAGAATTCGGACTCAACCGCCCGGAATTCTACGCCGCCCTGGCAAAGGCATTCCTGCTCGACAAAGACGGCCCCGGCCCGGAGCGCAAGCTCATGAAATACTATGAGCATGTGGTAAAATAAAAAGATCCCTCTCCGACTTGGAGAGGGATCTTTTTATCTTTGCACGATCATCCCAATAACACCATTTACAAATATGATGTGTTCGGATAAGTGCATATCTGGTACACCGGACGCGCCGAAATCCGAAACGGAAGGCGGCGCGAGGGCAAGGGCGTCGGCGTAGGTTACTTGGGCGGAATCGGCTACATTCAGGAATAATTTGAATGAATCATCGTACAGATAGATCGCGTTTACGAATAAATCTATGACTTTTTTGCGGTATTCCAGATCGGATCGGTCGCCGGTGCGGAACTGGTTGAGCCATACGACGATGTCCTCTTTTTTGATCTGGACGCGGCTGGCGATGCGGAGGGATGCAAGATCGGCTTCCAGCGCCTGCTTTCGGGCCTCGGCAGTTTCAATGCGCTCGTTGATCCTGCGGCGGGCGGCTTCCGCCGTTGCGGAGATCAGAGCGTCGACAAGCTGATCGATCTCCTTGTCGGCGTCGCGGATCTGCTTCTCCAGCGGCTTAATGCCGGATGCGTCATAGCTCTTTTGATACTCCGCCACAACGCGCTCGGCTGCGCCGTCGATCCAGCTGTCCGTCAGCACGCAGGAGCCGATATAATCCACGATACTGGCTTCGAGTTCGTCCTTGCGCTCATTGCGCTTTTTGCAGGTGTGCTGCTTCTTCCGCGCGGCGCAGGTGTAATAGTAATACGTCGCTCCGTGCCTGCCGCGCCCGCACTCCCCTATCATCGGCGCGCCGCACTCGCCGCAGAACAGCTTTCCATGCAGCAGATATTCAACTTTCGCCTTTGCATGGCCGGGAGCCCTGGCATTCGCCTTGAGCCGGTCGCGCACGCGCTTTTTCAGATCCTTTGAGACGATGGCCGGGAATGCGTCCTCGATCACGATCTCGCCGAGGTAGTCGTACCTGCCGGCATACCGCTCGTTTGCAAGGATACGCTTTACCGAGGCTAATGTGAGCGGGTTCCCGCGCTGATTACGGTAGCCCAGCCGTGCGCAGTCGGCCACGATCTGCTTTTGCCCTGCGCCGTCGGCATACTGCTCATGGATAAAGCGGACGATGCGGGCTTCGTCCTCGTTGATCTCGTACTGCTTATTCACGACGCGGTAGCCGAGCGGGGCAAGGCCGCCGAGGCTCAGGCCCTTCTCGGCGTTCTGGCGCATCCCGCGACGGACATTCTGGGCAAGCTGGCGGGAATATTCCTCTGCCATGGCCTCCAGGATCGCCTCAAGCAGCACGCTCTCGCTGCTGTCGCCGACGCCCTCAGTGACGGACAAGACGCGCACGCCGTTCGCGCGCAGTTTCTTTTTGTAGATCGCGCTGTCATACCGGTCGCGGGAAAAGCGGTCGAGCTTCCAGACAAGCACAAAATCAAACGCGTGCTTTGCGCTGTCCGAAATCAGCCGCTGGAACTCCGGCCGCGTCTCGGCGTATCGCCCGGACAGCGCCCGGTCGCAGTATTCGCCGACAACGCGGTATCCGCGCTGCTGCGCGTATTCGCGGCATTTGGCAAGCTGGCCGTCTATGGATTGGTCATTTTGCCCGGCGGAAGAATACCGGGCGTAGATCACGACGTTGGCAAGATTCAAATTATCCACAAAAGCCTCCAAAGATACCGCTCTGGCTGATCGGGCCGGGGCGGTAATTTTCATGTGCGGATCCAGCCGATCGATGGGATGAGCACGTCGGCCACAAGCGCAAGGGCACACAGCAAAAGAATACCCAAGAGGATGAGCGTCACAAGCCGGTGCATGCGCAGGGACTTCTGCTGCTGGGCAAGCTGCGCACGAAGCGCCGCAGTCTCGGCGAGGAGTTTTTCAGAATCGGAAGGCTCGGCAGGCTCGTCATGCGGGATGCCGAAATACTCATCCATAGAAACGCCCATCTCCCGGCAGATCGGGCCGACCGTGTAAACAGACGGATTTTTGATGTCGCCGCGAAAGAACTGGGATACGGTGCCGACGGAAAGGTCGGTATTTTCGGCTACATCCTGATTTGTTTTGTGCGGAGTGATCGTCTGCTTCTGCTCACGGCACAAATCAGATAATTTTTCCTTCAAAACATGTCATTCCCCCTAAAAAAGCAAGACGTCTGACTGCAAAAAGCAGCTGTCATATCTTTACAAGTCTACCATGGGCAGGCTATCCTATAGTTACAGACGGCTCCCGGTCGCCTGCGCAAGCAAAAAAGCCCGCGCCGTTGTTCGGCCAGCGGCGCGGGCGAATCTCAAAAGCCGAGTGCGTACATCAGGCTCGGAATGACGCGCAGGATCAAGAAGCAGCCGGCACACAGCGCAAGCGCAACAACGATCACGATCTTTCGCACCTTGCGCGGCCCGGCGACGGCCTCCTCGTATTCCTCGGGCGTTAAACCATCCGTATACTCGTCATAGAGCGGGCGGCCTGCATCATCTGGAAATTTGTTATCATAGATTCGGCAAAAATCAACCAGCGTGCCAATGCCCCAAAAGCCGAGCGTAAAGAGCCAAAGAAGCCCCGTCCAGATCTTGCCGACATAAAACCGGTGCGCCCCAAGGCCGCCAAGAAAAATGCAAAGCAGCAGAGCAGTCGAGCGCTTTTTCCGCGCCGGTGCGGCCTGCACCTGCACGCGGGCCTCCGCCTTTGCCTGATCGCGGATATAATTCACGGTGCCGCAGCCGCAGTGCGGGCAGATCAAAGCCTCGTCGTCGATCTCTTTGCCGCATTTGTTACAGTACATAAACCCTCCTATGGATTGCAATCCTTACACGGCGTATACAGAGCCGCAGCCTCGGCGCGGGTGCCGGTGTAGCTGCTGCGGTTTGCATAGTCCATCTGGCGGATGTGGTAGCAGCTGGCCAGATGAAAAACGCCGCTGGATGTATTTACGATAAATGTCTGCACGTTTTCACTCGTCGAGGCGGAGATCTGCGGAGCCTCGGCGGGCAGCGTGCCGGGGATATAGGATACAAATTTACCGATGATCGGTTCCAGCGGCTCTACATCAAGCGGGTCGCCGCCGATGCTGGCATAATACTCCGCCTGCGCTTCGGCCTGCTCCACGTCTGTGTATTCCCCGCTGCCGGAAAACGCCGGGTCTGCGGCAGGAAGCACAGCAGCATCCGCAGCCGCGCGAAGCTCCGCGGGCGAAGCCCTGTAGGAGCGGGCGGCGGAAATAACCTCCGCAAGATTCAAAAGCCCAATCCATCCGGCAACAGCCAGTACGCAGCAGACCAGCACAAGCAATATCCTGCGCCATGCTTGCCTCATGGCAAAACCTCCAATTATTATAAGATAGTTTTGTAAAATCTCATAATTGTAATTTTAGAACAGATGTTCTATGATAATCGTGCGATGAAAAGGAACATCTTATCTAAATTGTAAATCAAATGGAAGAAAACCTCAACGGCAATAGTAAACAAAAAATAGAAGAGATTTTTGTGGAAGAATGGAGGCACTTATGGAAATGGAACGGAATTTGCTGCTGAAAGAGATCAAGCGCCTGCTGCGGCTGGCCACAGATGCGGATCTGGATCTGATCTGGAGATTCGTGCGGAAGTTGGTCACATAGACGCGGGAATAAAAAAATAGGCCGGGGACGGTTATTCGTCCTCGGCCATTTTTTTTGCGATCTCGGCCAGCAGCTGCCACTCGTCGGCGCTGAGTTTGCTGATGATCGATACAAACCGCTTGCGCGGCGCGTCGTCGGGATCGTGCATCACGACGCCCATGAACTCGGCGATCTCCTGATTCCGCGTCAGCTTCTGCCGCATTTCGCCCTCGCCGGTGCGGAGCCAATGCTCGTCGATGTTAAATTCCCGGCAGATCAGTTTGATAAACGGCTCGTTCGGTGTGGTTTTCTCCCCTTCAAGATTTGTAATCACCCCGCGCGTCGTGCCGAGCCGTTCTGCAAAATCGGTCTGCGACAAGCCTGTGCTCCGGCGGATATCCTTGATCCGATCATTGATCGTCACCGTATCACCTCCCTTGACTATATTATACACGGCTGCGATGTATTGTCAATACAAAAAGAATAAAAATATTTTGCGCAAATGCATTGACAAAACATTTAAAAGGTGGTATTGTGTAGTCACAATACAAAGCGTGACAGTAAAATGTCGCAGCAACGCGAGGTGAGAAAAATGTCCGAGAAGGAAAAGCAGGCCATCGAGAGCTTGAACAAGAGTACCGAAAAGCTGACGCCCGCGCAGATGCAGCGTCTGAGCGATATCGCCTATGGCATGGCGCTGGCGAAGGAAGGCAAGCAGGAGGAGCGGAAGGAGGCGTGAGACCATGATCGCCGTTTTTGGAAAACGGGGGCCGGACGGGAGATTTCTCCCCGGCGAAACTTTTGAATTTAAGCATCCCGGCGAAGAAAACGGCGAACCCGTGATCGACGCCCTTGCCCGCTGGGCGGCGGAACGATACCGCCGGGAACAGGAACAGAAGGAGGATAAGCGGAATGGATGATTTCCTCAAGTTTTTTGCCGCGAAGGTGCAGACCTACCCTATGCACCTTGAGATCACCTACAGCAAGGTAACGGACTGGGGCGTCCGGGTGTGGCGGAGGGGAACCGCCTACGACGGGGACGACGAAGAACTCGTCAACGTCCAGGACTGCGACGCGGAGCTGTGCTTCGCAACCGCGCAGGTGCAGCTGAAAAACTGGCTGCTGGAACACGAAGGAGGCTATTAACCATGGCGAACGCACGTACCTACACCCTGACGCTGGATGCGCAGGAGCTGCATGATCTGATCGAGGCGGCGCTGGTGTGTGAGTGCCAGGCGGCGCAGATCATCGGCGGGCTGAAGCGCAAGGGGCTGGATCTGGACGCGCAGAAGCTCGTGACACAAAATGCCCGTCTGGCGCGGATCGTCAGGCGGATGCAGGAGACGAAGGAGGATAAGCGGAATGCGGAAACTGATTCTCAGCGGAGACGATTGGTTTGAGCTGAAGCACACGCTGGAGCTGCTTGTGATCGCGACCCACAATGAGGCCGAAGCGCTCGCCGCAGCCAAATTTGAGAACGAGGAAATGACCGAACGGGCTGCACACCTCGCAAAGTGCGACCGGGAAAAGGTGAAGAAATACAAGCGACTTCTGGCGCTGGTGAAATCGGCAGAACGCCTGCCGGAGACGAAGGAGGAAACCAATGGATAACGGGAAGGTACACGTCGAGATCGGCATGGACGGCAAAAAAACGGTATCTGCGCTATCCGGCAGCGCGCTGGAACTGAGCGCTGCTGCCGCGCGAATCCTGAACATATTTTATGCCGCGTTCTGCCAGCGGGGAATAGGCGAGGAATTCAAGGAAACTATGCGCTACTGCGTGAACCGGGAGGACAGCCCGGTATGGAGGAAGGAGTTGGCAGAATGAGAACCAATCTTGCAGAGCGGAGGATCGGATATGAGCCGCCGGAAATTCCTGAAGGGGAAAGCCTGGAGGAGCGCCGGGAGAGAATCCGGGCGATCTACCAGTGGCGCAAGGCCATGCGGCGGCTGGCGAAGGTGGGTTGCATCTGGCTGTCGGGCGTGGGCTTCGCGCTGTGCATCATCGCAGATCTACGCGCCGCGCATGCGGCAGATCCCGTCACCGTGCGCGAAGGACTGCCCCGGCCGGGAGCCGGGATGCAGCGCACGCTGCTGCAGCTGGACGCTCTATGAGAGCATCCGGAACCACATCTATGATGCAAACCACCGGGACAAGATCAGTCTGGAGCCGGACATAGCCGCCATCCGGCAGATCGAGCGGGCGGCAAACAAAGACAGGAGGGGCAAGATCTATGCGGCAAAATAGCATCAGCTATCCGGGCGAACGGCCCGCGAAGCGCGCGGATATCGTCGAGCAGCCGGGATATACCGGCAAGCACTATTTCGTGGTGGATTACGCAGGGCGGCAGCTGACCGTCCACGCAGCGGATGAAACGGCGGCCCTGTTCTGGGCGGCCAAGCGCTGGGGCTACAGCTTCAAGCGGCCGGAATACCACCAGACGGCCAGCGTGGCCAAGCTCGGATATCAGCCGGACAGGATGTTCGGATAAAAAATGCCCTCGCCCGGTTCCAGCCGGACGAGGGCAGAGAAGCCTACACTTCCCCGTAACAAGTTAAGTACAAGGAGAGTATACCATGAAAAATCCATATTTGCAAGAGGCAACGGAGATCATCCGCAAGCAGCAGGGGCCACGCGGCCCGGTGTGGATGTGCGGCGAGCAGCTGCTGGAGATGATCGCGCCGGATGAGGCTGCGGCAAAGCTGGTGCTGAACGATCTGAAGCACGGCGGCATGAGCCTCAAGGGCTGCGAGGCCGAAATCAGAGCGTTCGCGCAGAAAAACGGCAGCTGCTGCACCGGCCAGGAGGCAGAGAAGATCATCCGCACATACTTCGGCCTGCCGGAGCAGACGGAAGCGCCGAAGCCGGAGCCCGCCGCGCCGCCTGCGCCGGCCGGAAACATCGTGAATCTGGAGGATTTCTTCGGATGAGCGAACAGATCGATTATGAGGAGCGGCTGCCGAGGCAGCCATCCGAGGGTGCGCTGGACTGGTGCATCCGGACGAAATTCAAGTCCGAATATGCGATCTACCGGGATACATATTATCGTGATCCGCTGACTGGCATACGGGAAAACGCTGTATCCGTGGCCTGCACGGCCTGCGGCGGCAGCTGGATCGCAGAGAAGATCAGAGGGGCGGACTGCGGCAAAGGCTGGGCGCCGTTCGGATTTATAAACGGCGTCATGCAGATCGGCCCGGAAGACAAGCTTCAGTGCCCGCAGTGCGGCGCGGAGCTCCGGGCAAAGCACATCGGGCAGCTCTCACGGGGCGGGATCGACGATAACGTCTATTTCTGCGAACCGTGGCAGCTGGGGAGCAAATTCGTCCTGCTAGGCTGGCGGGCGGAGCGGAACATCGGAAAGGACGCGCGGAAAGTTTACCGGATGTGGCCGTATGAGGCCTATGTTTTTGAACAGAAAAAGGCCGTCCGGCTGACAGGGTATCAGAGATGTATGTCCGCGCTCCACTATTTTGATCACTGGAAGCAGATCAAGCGCTGCGACGACAGATGGGGCGCGACAGAGCCGGGGGACTGGTTCCGAAAACCGAAAGACCTTGCGGGCACGACCATTGAGAACGCCGCTCTGCCGCAATACATGAAAGCGGCCGGAGACGAGGCGCGGCCAGTTGCCTATCTGCGCCTCTGGCAGAAGCACCGGAACATCGAGAACCTGATCGTGCAGGGCTGCGGGGGCATGGTCGCAAAGGCGATCACGCGGGATACGCAGAGGTATTACGGCGGCGTGCACAGCGCACAGCTGGAATGGATCGACTGGAAGCAGAAGCGGCCGGCCCGGATGCTGGGGCTGAGCAAACAGGAATTTGCGCTCTGCGTCCGGAAGAAGTGGACGCAGGACGATCTTGCAAAATACAAGATGGTGCGGGCGCTTGAGCCGGTAAAGCTGCCGGAGGACTGGAACCTGCTGAAAAAGCTGCAGATCTACAATCTGAACAAGCTGTGCAGCGAAAAAGCATTGCTGCCGGACGCTGCGGGCGGCAAACGTATGCAGCTGCTGCGCGGCCGGCTGACCGTCATGCGCTGCCTGCGGTATCTGGAACGGCAAAAGTCTGACATCACAATGCTGCTGGACTACTGGAACATGGCCCGGCGCGAAGGGCTTGACCTGCGGGACGAGCACGTCCAGCTCCCGAAAAGCCTCAAGCGCGAGCACGACCGGCTGGTGGAAGCGGAGCGGATCGCGCGGAATGAGGAAGAAAAGCGCAGGGAGCAGGCCGAGATTGAAAAGCGCCGCCCGGCATTTGAGAAGGCCGTCGCGCCGCTGGAGGCGTGGGCCTGGGAAGACGCTGGGATCTGCATCCGGCCGGTGCGCACCGAGGAAGAGCTGATCGACGAGGGCAGAGCCCTTCACCACTGCGTCGGAACCTACGGCGAGATTGTGGCGCGCGGAGACAGCTGCATTTTCTTCATCCGCCGCACGGATGCACCGGACAAGCCGTGGTTTACCCTGCAGGTGGAACTGAAAACAGTGAAAGAACTTCAAAACCACGGCCTGCGGAACTGTGCGCCGACAAAGGAAGTGCAAGAATTTGTAGACAGATGGCTCGAACGCATCCGGCGGATGAAACGCGCCGGAGCGAAAACGAAAAAGGAGACAGCGGCATGAGTGAACAGAATCTGATGGTATCCCCGGAAAAGCTGGGCGCGGAGATCCGCGAGCTGACCCGGCAGGCAAAGGCCATGACGCTTTACTATGGCGTCGAGATCGGCCGGCGGCTGGAGGCCGCAAAGAGCATGGTCCCGTATGGCGGCTGGGGCGCGTGGCTGAGGGAAAATACGGAGTTTTCCCAGGCGACCGCTACCAGATTTATGCGGGTATTCAACGAGTACGGCGCGGCGCAGATCGGCATTTTCGGGGCTGTGCCAGAATCGTCAACGTTGCAAAATCTCAGCATTTCCAATGCTTTGCGGCTTCTGGCCGTACCGGAAGACGAGCGCGAGGAATTTGCAGAAGCAGTCGACGCGGAGAATCTTTCCGCCCGGGAACTGGAAAAAGCGATCAAGGAGCGGGACGCCGCCCGGCAGGAGCGCGAAAGCGCCCTGCGGCAGGCAAACAGCGATTCCCTCCGCGCCGAGAACGCGAAGAAAGAGGCCGAGGCGGCCTATGAGAAGCTGCGCGGCATGGAGGATGAGCTGACCGCCGCGAAGGACGAGGCCTGCCGCATGGCGGACGAGCTGGAGGCGCTCAAGAACCGGCCCGTCGAGGTAGCTGTCCAGCGCGACGAGCAGGCGATCCGGGACGCGGAGGCCAAGGTCCGGGCGCAGGCAGAGACGGAGCTGCGCAAGAAGACCGACGAATGGCGGAAGCAAACCACAAAGACCGAACAGGAGATCGAGCGCGTCCGCAAGGAGGCGGAGAGCCTGAAACAGCAGCTGGCGGCGGCAAAGGCAATGGCGGAAACCGCCTCTTCGGACGCGGAAAAGGAGCGCCTGACCGAAGAAGTCGAGGCGCTGCGCAAAAAGCTTGCCATGTCCGACAAGGACGTGACGGCTGCACAGCTGTATTTCTACCAGTGGCAGGCAGCCTTTAATCAGCTGACACAGGCTATTTCCCACATCAAGGACGAGGATAAGGCCGGAAAGCTCTGCGCAGCCCTCCGCGCCCAACTGGCCGCGTGGGGGAAGGCGATGGAGGGCACAGCATGACGAATGAGGAGATTGTAAAGGCATTGAGGCGCTTGCGCGTGGAAACCGGCAGCCTCTCGTGCCTTGGCTGCGGGTATGAGCACAGTTGCAACGTCCACGGCTGCCAGATTCTGCGCGAGGCGGCGGCTCAGCTTGAACATTTTACGGCAGAAAACAGAGCGCTGCGCAGCGCTTTGGCGTCGAGCCCGGCAAAGCGCGCACAAAAGCAGGCGCGAGACGCGAGCGTCACATTCCTGCGGGAGATGGCAAAAGAGCTGAACGCCCAGCGGGCGGAGGCAGAAGCCGAGAGGGACGCGCTGCGGGAGAAGCAGCGGTGGATTTCCGTGACAGAAAAAACGCCAGAGTATGATATGCCGCAGCTTGCGCTAAATGCTGACGGGGATGCACTCATTGCAAATTACGCATACGGCGAATGGTTTGATACATGGGGGCAAGACGTGGAGGTTACCCACTGGATGCCGCTGCCGGAAGCGCCGGAGGGGAATAATGCCACCTAAAGAAAATCTTGAAAGAGCTTGTGAAGAGTGCATCCATTTTTTTGCGTGCTCCAGACAATGCGGCGAGCCGATGGCACAGCGTAGCGCCAATGGCTGTGAGTGCTACGAGACGGTTAAAAGCATTGCGGCGGCTCGGCTCATCGAGCGCCTGACCGCCGAGAACGCGGCGCTGCGGGAGAAGCAGCGGTGGATTCCGGTGACGGAGCGGATGCCGGAACCCGAGACAGGTGTTTTGGCAGTTTGCAATCGAAACGGATACATTTTCGTGATACCGGCTATCTACGAGGACGGGAAGTTACTGACGCAGGAGAGTGCGTGGAACTGGAGCGACATCTACTGCTATGGCCTGTACGACGAGGAGGCGGATGATTACTACATTCCGGAGGGTTGGTGGGAGAACCGGCAGTTCAATCCCGATGATGTATATAACAATCCGGTAGACTGCGCAGTTACCCACTGGATGCCGCTGCCGGACGCGCCGGAGGAAGGAGGCAAGCATGAGTAAAGCTGTTTTGATCAGCATTCGCCCGGAGTGGTGTGAGAAGATCATCAACGGGCGGAAGACCATTGAGGTGCGCAAGACGCGCCCGAAGATGGATACGCCGTTTAAGTGCTACATCTACTGCACGCAGAGCGCTGATATGCTTTGGATTTTGAAGGAAGGGGAACGGTCTCTCCATCCTGATAAAATAGCGGATGTTTTCAAGGCTGCTAAATGCGGAGGAGCATATCGGGGGAATGGCAAGGTTATCGGGGAGTTTACCTGCAACAGGGTAACGAACCTTTTTTCAAACAGCAGATTTTGGCTGGACGAGGATGATGTTTTACACACGTGCTTGTCTGCTGCGGAAATGCGAAAATACGCAAACGGCGCAAATGGATTGTACGGCTGGCACATATCCAACCTCAAGATTTACGATACGCCGCGCGATCTGTGGGAGTTTGCCGGTCTGCAGCGGGAGACAGAATTCGGCCTTGCGCCCAGGCCAATCACGCGCCCGCCGCAGAGCTGGCGGTATGTGGAGGAAGAACTATGAAACGACTGACAAGACCCAATCTCAACGTAGATCCGGACACCGACCGATTTCTGCACGCCACGATCGGCGGCAAGGAAATCGACTGGAAGCAGAGCCGGGACAGCACGCTCAACGTGCTGATCAACGGCCCGACGAGCAACGGCTTTGGCAAGGATATTTTCCGCAAGATGGCCCGCGATCTGTACGGACGGCTGAAAGCCTACGAGGACATAGGCCTGACGCCGGAGGAAATCAAGGCTCCATTTACGGAGGACGCGATGATAAATCTGGCAGCGCAGGCGCTGGGCGTGGAGACTAGCCGCCTCCGCGAGCTTGCCGAGGCCGACAAGGACGGGCGCGTGGTAGTGCTGCCGTGCAAGGTGGGCGATATATTATACAGAGTGTTTGCCGGAGAAATCTTCGAGCACCGAGTCGGGAGCATGAAATACTTCGCAATACAGGGGCGGTGGGACATTGAAACGTACCCGTTCTGCCCATGCGTGGAAAGTTCCATAGGAAAAACTATATTTTTGAACCACAAAGAAGCCGAGAAGGCTTTGCGGGAAATCCAAGGGAAGGAGGATGCCGATGGAGCGACTGACAAGCCGGAATGAAGATTGTGTTTCGGTAAATGGGCACGGCCTGTACCACTTAACGATGAACGAAGTCGTCCAGATGGCAGATCACCTTGCGGATTATGAGGACATGGATAGCAAGCGCATTCGCCCTGGCGATACGGTATGGCTGTCCCGGATGTTTTACACGCGCCCCAAAAAGCCCGTGCCGGTCACGGTAGATGCGATTCGCATTGACCTGGAAGGCACGACGTACATTACCGGGCGGAAGAGATTCTGCGAGGACGCAATCGGGCGAACGGTGTTTTTGACGGAGGCAGAAGCCGAGCGGGCGCTGCAGGAAATGGAGGGCAAGGGATGAGCTTTAGTAAGAAAAAACGGGAAGCGGTCTATGCGAAGTATGACGGCCACTGTGCCTACTGCGGACGGTCTATCGATATCAAGGATATGCAGGTCGATCATTTCAAGCCGCAACGTGCATGGAACACCGAAGACGCAGGAACGGACGATATTTCTAACCTCATGCCAGCCTGCCGAATGTGTAACCACTACAAACGGGCAAATTCTCTGGAAACGTTCCGGCGGTACATTGCCGAGATTCCACGTAAGTTGCGTGAGAATTACATCTACAAGGTCGGTGTTGTCTACGGGAATGTAATTGAGAACGAAAAACCGATAGAGTTCTATTTCGAGAAGATGGAGGAGAGGAAAGATGGTTGAGGTACATTGGTTACAGATACTCCACATTCTTTTTGTAGGGTTTTGGCTTGGATATTTGGTGAGAGGATGGGTGAAGAGGTGATGGCTGAAATGGAGGGCAAGAAGGATGGCGTATAACGTTTATTTTTCTTGCGATACGTGCGGAGCCACATATAACTGGGTAAACCACACGGTTTCACAATCTACTGCCGCGAGGATTGCGAGAAGCGATGGGTGGAGCGTTGGGAAACGTGGATGGTTTTGCCCGGAGTGTCGGAAGAGGAGGATGAAGAGAGAAAATGCCGGAGGAATACATCAGCCGCGAGGCGGCGCTGGCAGATTTTGAAGCCTGCAACGCGGAAAATCCGAACTGGACACCTCAGCGGGTGAAAACGCTCCTGCTTCGTCAGCGCACTGCCGACGTTGCGGAGGTGCGACATGGGCGGTGGATTCACCATGAAGACGGTGTATTCACTTGTAGTGAATGCGGCAACGCAGAATCTAACGACAGCTATTATTGCAGACTATGCGGCGCGAAGATGGACGGAGCTGCCGAATGAGCGGGCTGCGGTTTGAGAGCATGGCGGACATGCCGCCGAGGATGCGGGAGCTTTATGCACGGCAGCAGATGCCGGTGGCTGCCGCGGCGCCGAAGAAGGCCTCGAAGTATCACAGCGCGCCCGCCGAGCGCGGAGAGCTGCGCTTCGACAGCCAGAAGGAGGCGCGCCGGTATGACGAGCTGATGGTGATGCTTCGGGCTGGCATTATCTCCGATCTGCGCCTTCAGCCGCAGTTCACGCTGCAGGAATCGTACATCACCGAGACCGGAGAGCGGATCCGAGCGGTGCGGTACACGGCGGACTTTTCGTACAAATTCGGCGGCAAGCTCGTCGTCGAGGACGTGAAGTCGACCGCCACGCGGACCAAGGAATATATGCGGAACCGCAAATTCATGCGCTCGAAATTCGGAATCGATATACAGGAGATTTAAAAATGCCGGAAGAAAAAAACGAATGCCGGACGGGAATGCCGTGCGGCCTGCCGAAAAGCGGGAACGCCTGCATGAACCGCACGACGGCCTGCTGCCTGAAATGCGGCTGGAATCCGGATGAGCAGGTGCGGCGCAGGGCGCTGCCGCTCGTCAAGGGCGCGGACGGACTCTATCACAAGGACGTCCGAGCGGAAACATAGGCAATCAGCCGGGGTACATATTTTATCGGACTTATGCCGCAGCCGCTCCGCCATGAGACGGCTGCGGAAGGAAACCCCGGCTTTGCACCCGGCGCACGGAAAATCCCTCAAGCACGTGCGCCGGGAAAGCGCGTGAGACGTGCGCAAAAACGTCATCCCACACGGGGTATCGCATAGGCCCCGTGCATCGCTTGCCTCCTTTTTATAAGCCGCCTGATGGCAGTCAAGGGCGGCTCGCCCGGAAATGCGCAGCGTTTGACAAGCGAGCGTGGCGCGCCGGTGCGCAGACGGTGAAAGCCCGTCCTGCCTACGGGGGCCGGAATACCGGCCCCCAGACGAAAGGATGAATGCCATGAAACAGGAATTAGTCAAGCTGATCTGCCCGCAGTGCGGGAAGGAATTTTGCAGGAGCCAAAGCTACCTGCGGCAATACGGTAAATATACGCCGTGCTGCTCGAAAGCCTGTATGGGCGCAAATATAAAAGCAACCAGGGCAGCAGGGCGCATGCAGCAGGGCGAGCGCATGCGCGCCGAAAACGGCGAGCTCCGCCTGCCGCACAGCCGGGTAAACATCCGCATCACAAAGCCAGTAGAGATCTATCCGGAGCTGAGCCCGGCCGTCGGGCAGATCTACCCGGCGGAAAGATACAGCCCGCCAACAAGCACGAAGCGGTACGGCTACGTGATCAAGTCCGGCGGCAAACGCATCAATATCCGCGCCGATGAGTGCGTGGAAGTGTGAAAGGAGATCAAAATGGCAGAAATCATGGGAACTTTTGCGCGCGACCTAGACAATTTTGTCGCGTACTACGAAAAGCTGAATTGGGATACCAGCTTCCGGGGCGAGGCATACCCGCCGCGCATCATCATGGAGCAGTCCACGCCGCCGCTCTTTGAAGTGGGGGCGGACGGCGCAAAGACGCTGGTGCCTAATCCGACGATTCAGATTATTGGCCGCCCGGAGACTGAAGTTATTACGACCGGCAAGCTGCAGATCGGCAAGAAGGATTTCACAAAGCTGTGCAACCGCGCCGCCGCTCTGCTGGAGCTGTTTCTGCACGGTTTTATGCAAGAGCGCAAGGAAATGGAGGCGGAACAGGAATGAGTAAGAAAGACAAGAAGCGCCGGGAAGCGCTGCGGCTTGGCAAAAAGGACATGAGTTTTGCGGAGATCATGCAGGCAATAGGGGCGTGCAGGGCGGACGACTGCGACAAGTGCCTGCTGAACGGCGGCCTTATCGCAGGATGGTTCCCGGAGGATGTGCCGGACTGCTATACCGTGCTGCTCAAAAATGCCGGGGAGAAGCTGCTGGAATACTACCAAAAGATCCGGGAAAACGACGCGGCGGAAGAAAATCAGAGAAGAACAGAAGAAAATATCAAAAAACGAGGAAGCAAGAGCGAGGGAGTCTTGGACTCGTGCCCCGTTTGCCCGGTATGCGACTATGTCTTCGACGAATTCAGCGTGAGCGACGATGCAAGACGGCACATCTTTCCATTTGGCGCAGAAGACACCCTTGACTTTGGACTCGAAGAACGAATCGTCAGACCACAAAAATGCCCGCAATGCGGCATGAAAATCGCTGGGATTAGGTGGACGGAGCCCAAGTTTGTTGGGAACCGCAAGGAATTCTCGTTCACCCGTCCGCCGGAAGACGTGGAGGAAAAAAGAAAATGATTTTGCTGGAATGCACAGTCGCACTGCGTGACGGCGATCGGAAAAAGCTTCAGGCGCAGATTGCGGCGGAGATCGGGCAGCCAGTCGTTCTTCTGCCGAACGGCGTATCGCGGGCGAAAGAGCGGAATATCCTGTTCCTCTGCGACAGAAAGGCTTGTGAGAAATGCAGCTATCCAACGTGCAGGCATAC